TAAAATGTTCCCATCTACCAAACGTATAGAACTGCTGGCGGCAGTGCCTACAACGTTGCGTACTACTTTTAGTAGCCTGTTCCCATTAGCCGGTATACTTTGCTTAGTACCGGCCACTAAGGTTAGCGTCTCATTAACAGCAGACGCATCGGGTTTTAAAAGTGCTATTTCACGTTGTGCGTCGTTAACCCAAAGTACCAACTCTTCGTCTACTGGCCATCTTACCCCAGTAGTATCTTGAAGTACTCTTTGCACCCTGTCTATAATACTATTAACTGACACAGTCATAACTAATTACCCTATAGGTTTAGAGCCGCTTCCCAAGCTGCTTCGCGCTCATCGCTGCGAACAGTTCGGCCTACAGCTTTATTAATGATAGCCGCTTTTGGCGTACCATCTACTTTAAAATCTTCTGGGTTACCCTGCTCTATTAGGTTAGCTAAGCATTCCATTAGAGCTGGATCAAATTCTTCTGTAGTCTCTTCAACTACTTCTTCAAACTCCGCATCTTCTATCTCTTGCGGGGTGACACTGTTTTCGTCATATAGCTTAGCACCCATCTGTAGCGCAATTGTGCCTAATTCTTCGTGGCAAGGGTTTAACTCTCTAACTACGCCAGCGTATAGTCTAAGCGCTTGACCTGATGGATGTGGTACATATAGGTCTTTGTCACTAATAATCTTCATGATATATATCCTCTCAATAAAATCCCCCTCCGAAGAGGGGGGTATAACTTAGCTTATGTATGCAGTTACTGTAAGAGTACCAGCAGCGGCAGTTGCAGCAGCAACCTGTACGTGTACATCAATAGTAGTATCTGTAGTAACGCTAAGCGGGCCTGCAGCAAAAGCAGTGCCAGCATCGTCGCTACTTGAGAAACAGCTAGCAACAGCAGCTCCACCAGTCTTACCGATAGCACTTCCATCTATAATAGCATTAGAAGTACCTGCAGTAGCAGGGGTAGAAGCAGCATGATCGTTGCCGTAACCTACATCAAGGGTTAGAGTAGGACTACCATTAGTATCCATATCAGTAGAAACAACTTGAACACCGTGCAGAGTTTCACCAGCGTTTAGGCTAATTGCTTTGATAACCGCGTTAACTGCTAGGCTACCAGTTGGAACAGAAATAACTGCTTTACGAGTGAAAAGTTGGCCGTTAGGAAAACCTTTGTACTCAGTGTTGCTAGATATTTCGGTTGAAGTTTGTGTAACAGCTATATTTGGCATTTTATATTCTCCAAAAAGTTAGCCCCCCTCCTAAGAGGGGGGTATAAATTAAGTTTATTAAGACTGTAGAGTATCTAAGCAGATAACGCCGAAGTCTTGAACGTCGCCAGTTACGTCGGTGTTGTACTTAGGCTTACGTAGACCGAAGATCTTACCTACAGAGATACCTGATTGGTTACCGTAGTCGAAAGTATCTTCAACCATTTCAGGTAGACCGATATCAGCCATAGCAAGAGCTTGAGCACCGCAGAATAGAGCACGACCGCCGTTCTCATTACCGCTTGCGCCCCACTTAGAGCCAGCAGCAGCACCAGAAGTGTTGTATACGTGACGGAACTCGTGAACAATAACACCGTCAACCATAACGCTTGAAGAACCAGCGAACAATGCGTTGTTTGGACCACGAACGCCAGCGTTACGAACGTTAGCGATGAAGTCAGTGTCCATTTTGAGGTCAGCCATTTGCTGTGGAGTAACGAACATGTGGAATACTTCTTCGCCTGCACCAGCACGGATACCACGAACGTAACGATCTTTAGCTTTAGCTTTCAAGCTAATGATAGCTTTGTAAGACAGCTTTTTATGATCGGCAGCAGTAGTGTCACCAGCAACTAGCGCATGGTCAGTTGTTAGTCTGAAGTGACGATCAGAACTTGGACCAGATACGTCTGAAGCAAACTCAAGATCAGCAAGATCGTGACCAAGAGAACCAGAAGCTTGACGCAATGTACCGTTGTTCTTGTAAGTGTAAGCAACGCCTGAAAGAGTCAAGAACGCTAGTTGGTCAATACGGTCAGCCATTGCATAAGCAAGAGCGTCACGAGATTGCTCACGGAAGTTAACAACAGTCTTTTGATCAGCCATGCGGCCAGCCATACGGTTAGCAAAACGTAGTTGATCTAACTCAATGCTGATGTCAAAGGCGCGTAGCGCTTCTTCGTTGCCTTCTAGAGTGTTATCACCAGTGATACCGTCTCCAGTCATGTCAGCAAGCAAAGTAATGTTAGCTTTAGTGCCTTTTTGAGATTTAGTTAAATCAGTAATACGTTGGACCATAGCGTTAGAGCCAGTTCCAGCGAATTGATTGATGAAAGATTGGTTACGAGCAACTTTCCAGAAGTCACGTGACCACGCTTGTAGTTGAGCACCTGTAAGTTGCCCGAAGTTTGTTAAAGCCATGATAGGCCTCCATATAAATTGACAAAAAAAGTTTATGCGGCACATGCCGCGATTCTTAGCCGACTTAAAGGAGCGGCTAATCCGTAATTCCCGTATCGTGGGACAACGAACTAGCGCTATTTAACGAGACGCGATCTCGACAGGTTTTACGCCTTGTGTAGGCGGGGGTACGTTTTTTACGGCTACGGGCCGATCAGTTATCGTACTGATAGACGAACCTAAGTTAGATACTATCGCAAGTATCCAAACTATGCAAACTAATTGAGGGGATTAGATAGATAATCCATCCCATCCCATAAATCTTGTATTTCTCTGCTAGTACTTTTGACTTGCGCTTCGAACTTATCTACTTTATCTAGTATAAGTTCAGCCTTCTCTACAGTGGTCTGCATCTGTATCACGCTTTCTTTTAAGTCTTTTACTTCTTCTTTAACAGATAGTAATTTTTCTTGCTGCTCAGCAATAGTCTTCAGGTTTACACCTAGTTCTGCTAGCTTGCCCTGTAGCTGAGATACGTCGTTAGCAGTAAGTTCTTGTTCGATTAGTAAAACTTTTTCTTCTAAAGGTACGATGTCGGGTACTTGTATACCTTCAACAGCTTCTAGACGAGAGTACAGACTGCTAGCTGTCCATACACCCCCGCCTATAGTAGACCCAATAGCTAAAACTACGGCGATCCAAGCGCCTTTGAATGTCTGACCGCCTATCTTTAGCTCGCTATCTTCAATACTCATACTCGCAATCTCCTTGAGACATAAAACAATTAAACCCTTGTGCTGTAGGGCCTGTTAAGTAATATTCTGAATCCGAACCTATAGCTAACACATCTGCTTCAGTGACATATAAGTCTAAGCCATAGTTTTGCCCGTTGAGGTAGACTGCAGTTGCGTTGTTTGTTCCCGCCCAACTCATCGATACCCACTGATTGTTAGCTGAGTAGTTGAGCGTGGCTTGCTCTGCAGTGGTGTTATTGTTTTCTGCACCCTGTTCAAGGAAGCTAACTGCTTCTTGGTTCTCGGCAACAGCGATAAACGCACTCGCTTGGTTAGCGTGTGTCTCGATATCATCTATGGATTGATTGTAAGTATCTACTTCGTCTTGTGAAATGGTTAGTACTTCTTGATTTGAAGCTACGAAATCTTGTACAGCCGCTTCTTCATCAGGCGAAGCTGCAGTTTCTGCCATCTCTGCTACTTCTACAACTTGTACCATCTCAACGACTACTTCAGTAAACGTATCGATAGCATTGTCCATAAGATCTAGCTCTTGTGCAGCACGTTCGTTTAGTACATCTTGTACAGAACCATATGGCAAGTACGTACTCATACCCGCCAACGCGTTGTTGTAAGCATCTAGCTGAGCGGTGCTTATGTGAGCTGAGCCTGATAGAGTTCCATCAGATAGGCCTGTACCACTATACGCGTACTGTTGACCAGCACCGACTAGTTTTATACCTCTATCTATCTGATCTACAATAGCAGATGAAGCGTTAATTAAGTTATCAAGTTCAGTCGCGGAGTGAGCTGCGGAACTTATCGCTAACAGACTCACTATCATCATTTTGTTCTTCATTGGATTCGACACCTATACCAAGTACTGCATTAAACCAAAGTTGAGTTTTTGTAGGTTTTCTACCTAGTTTTCCGTAGGCAGGGACAAACAATTCGGGGTCACTTTTCATAAGTAAGTAAGCCCTTTTCCCAACGACCAGTCTACCGCCTTGCTGTATTGGGCACGGCGTTCCTGACATAAACATCGACTTCCATACGACTTCGTCCTCACACATCCTAGCTACTGCTGCTACCTTCATACCTAAGTCTGATAGCAACTTTGCATCTCTTCTGCGATCACAGTTTGGATCGACTTCGTATTCACCGTTCGATATACCAACACCGACAGTTTGCAGCGAGCTTCCGCTGCCTTTTAAGCAGGTGTCCATACCATTGCTCATATACGTAGGGCTGATAGCACTACCAACGGGCATTTCGCTAGATGAACCAGCACCGTTGTATGTGTTACTAACAGACTTATCTTCCGTAGTATTGTTACTCGACACCGTACTGCCATCGCCGTTGAAAGTATTTAAACTACCTTCTTGAGCGTTATCGGCATGGGAAAACCCTGCGACAAACAGTATGATGTATAAATATCTACGCACTACCTGTACCTAGCTGTCTTCTTGGCTACTTTTTTAGGCTGTTTACTAAACTGCTTGCCCGCTTTCGTATCCTTACGTTTTTTAGCACTAGTTTTTGCATACTCTTTTTTACTAAGGGCTTCTCTAGCCTTCTTGGGTAGATATCTTTCGCCCGTAGCTTTAGCGCCTTGGGTACTGTTCTTTCCTGACTTAGTACCCCACTTCTCTTTAGTCCATTTTTTTAGGCTTTTCTGCGATTTTTTAAGAGGCATTACTTCTTACCCTTTGCTTTCATCTGAGCCTTTTTAGACAGGTCTTTTAGGTGGAATAGCTTCACGCTTGTTTTAGTGTGAGACTTATTAGTATGCAATTCACCATTAGGCATTTTATGTGTACTGCCTTTGTGTTCAGTACCATCTCTTTTATAATGTTTAACGCCTTTCATCTATAACCTCCGCCTTTAGCCTTATATTCTTTAGCAAGCATCTGCGCTTTCCTAGCTGACCATTGGCCCGGTTTTCCGCCCTTTCCACCTGCTTTGATCCTGTTAAACAAGTTCTTCCGCATAGTAGGCTTAGTATAGTTACCGGCCTTGTTTACCGTAGATTTTTTAGCGGGCATTAGTATTTACCCATTTTCATCGGTTTCTTTTTAGGTTTAGCTTTAGCTTTGGTTTTCTTCTTAGTGGGTCTACCTACTTTACTACCGTATGTACCTTTACCGTATGGCATAATAGTTTCTCCCTACCATTTTGATTTATTCGCCCAATAAGCCGCAGACATTTTTCCTTTGGCTATATTCTTGGCGTGTCGTGCTTTAAAAGATTTACGTTTTGCTTTCATCCTAGCAGACTCACCCGCTTTAGGCTTACCTGCTGTACTTGCACCCTGCTCGCCGTAGCGGATAGTCTTAATCTTATCACCTTCTTTAGCCACTACAATGTGCGACTTCTTCGGGTGATTAGGTGTCCGTTTCGGTTTATTATAGCCCGACACTCCGGCTCGGGCTAATCGTGGGTCTTTCTTCGATGGCATAGATCACCTCTTAGAGGATATCTCCTCGTAGTCTTTTTAATGTAGCTTCTGGCAACGAGTTAAACTCATCTTCAGTCATGTTATTAATGTCGTACTGACTTTCGCCTTTAGCAGCAGAGCTTTCACCCGGCATCTCGGGCGGTTGTGATTCTGCAGCTTTTAGCTTGCGGCTGACTTCTTTACGCTTCTTAGCCACTTCATCGGCGGCGTTAGGCGTGCTTGCTAATGCTGGAGTCTCCTCTGCATTATCTACCAAATCGTACTCTCGTACAACGAACCTAGCTGCTTTAGATAGTGCCGCTACGGGGTTATCACCCTTCATCATAAATGCATCTCGTAGCTCAACAACTTCGTTCGTCAGAGTTTCATCGTACTGGTCAGACGCCCTGTTAAACTGTGGGAATGCATTCTCTAATTGGCTGGCAGCTTGTTGCAATGCGTTAGCTTCTCTATCTTGTGAAACTGTCTTAGTCATCTTTTGAGTCATTTCAAACTCAATCTGTGCTCTTTCAGCTTTTCGGATTTCAGTTCTAACAGCCGTTGCTTTTTCTACCTCGCCGTCAAGCAAAGCATTTTGATATTCAACTTCTTTAGCGGCAAAGTCGTACTCTTCAGGGGCTTCCTCTTCTGCTGCTTGCGAAGCCCGCATATCTTCTAACTGCTTCTGTAGTTCTTTCTGCTTAGCGAGTACCTCGTCCAGTCTTGACTTAGGGACCATCGGCTTTTTAGCTTTAGGTTCAGTAGGCTTTTCTTCTACTTCAGGTTCTGGCTCTGGTTCTTTTAGAGCTTCCGGCTCCTCCTCAGACTCTGCTTCAGGTTCAACATCTTCTGCAGGCTCCTCGGTCTCTTCTTCGGCCACAACTTCTTCGGATTCTTCGGCGACAGTCTCTTCAACAGTTTCCTCCTCTTTGGCTTCTGGCTCGTCTGGGAAACTTAAGTCAATAGCAGGTGCGTCATCCTCTTCAATTGGGTCAGCTCCCGGCATTACGTCGAACGTAGTTGTGTTTACATTTTCGTCTTTATCATCACTCATATCAATGTCCTATTGGTTGTTGGTGGTTCTAATGTTAGGTATGTCCACCTGTTGGGGTTTAGCTGCTTCTTTCTTCGCGGCAGTCTGCATAGCAGTAGCAGCTATGCGAGTTGCAGCATTAGTTTGAGATTGATTTGTTCTAGTCTGATTAGTAAGCGAGGCAAGTTCCCTACGTAGCATTAACTCTTGCTCTTTCATACCAATCTTAGCTTGTAGCTCTTGCATACGGATTTGCGGTGCGACGCCTGCTGTGTCTTGGGCTTTAGCCATATTGACTGCAGCTTCTGATTGTAGCTTCTGAACTTCTGCTTGCATCTTAGCCAACTCTAGCTGTACTTGCTGCATTTGAATCTCTTGCTGCATAGCCGCTGCTTGCATCTGTTCTTCTGACTGCTCTACACCTGTCATCATGCGTATACGTTTAGCAAGTTCGCCTTTACGAGCTAGATGCGAATACTCGATGATTGCGTCATCAGGAATACTAACACCGACTTGTCGTAGATTAAGAGCTTCAGCGAACTGAACTTCATCAAAGCTATCGCGGGCTGGAGCAGTAGCTACAACAACATCGTACTCGCCTATAGTTAAGTTGTTAATGATTTCACCCTCTGGAGTCATCTGATTAACAACCATTTCTTCGCGTGGCTTCAGGGGGTCATCTTCGTTAGTAACCTGAATAACGCGCTGTTCTGTGTAGAATCCTTGAATAAGATCAAGGATACGTTCTGCTAGATATTGACGCGACTTACGTAGGTTATCTAGTGGCACTTGGATCATAACTGCGCCACGGTTTTGCTTAGCCTGAATAGCTACGCCTGATACTTCGGCACTATCTGTGCCTAGCATTGAGTCATTGATACCTGAGATGCTTTGGATATTCGCTTGTGCTTTTTGGGCGATGCGATCCAAACCAGTTGGGATACTATTAGGGTTGATCTTAGTTGGGGGTGTAGAACCTCTGTTGTATTCAAGAACAAGGCCTGTCTCTGCGCCATGCTCCTCGAGGTCATCTGCCGTCATACCAACCAGTGAGCCTGACTCTACCATCCAGCCACTGTTAGCTGTGGTGTTAACAATGTGTAACTCTTGCGAAGCAATTTTATTTAGCTGCTCTTGCGGTGATAGAAGGTTGCGAACCATACCAAAAGGTTTACCGCGTCTAAAGTAGGCGAAAAACGGTATAATTGTAAAGTCTCGATATGGAGACCAATCATCGTGCAGCACAACGTGGTCACATGTTACTGTCCAACGTACCTTCTTTATCATCTTACTAATGAGGTTTAAGCCGTACTGCTTAGCAAATTTTTTCTTTTTCTGATCTGACCAAGTAGTTGGGGAATGTCTTTGGTCACCTGTATTAGGGTCAACGAAGAAGTCACAACGTGATAGTTTCTTATGTTGACGCTCAATCACTCGAAGTGAACGTACGTTGCGGTACTCATCGTCTCCCGGAACATCCGCCCCGAAGTAATCGTCACTTGGATCAAGGTCACCGAATCGTGTCTCTTCGTACTCAATAGAGTCTCGTCCGAAACTACTGCCGTTCTCAGCGATGAAACGCAAGTCTTCAGCTTTCTTCTTACCGTATAACTCTTCGATCTCATCGAGGGTCATCCACTTGGTTTCAAAGACCTCGTTCCAGTTTTTAGGGTCTGCATCTTTGGCATCTGGATCGATGAGGATGTCTAGTGGGTCTTTGGCAGTGATTCGTATCTCACCTTCGACATGGTCTGAAAAGTCCATACGTGCATCAAAGTAACCACGACCGTCCATAATAAGACCGTCGCTAAATACTTGCTGCTCAACCCAATCCAGCTTGTTACTGTCTGCAATCTGCATATATAACTTAGTAAGGGTATGCGCTACTTCTTCGTCGCCACCTCTGCGTGGTTTGAACTTAATGTCCGCTCTTCGTGATGACTGCTCACCGAGTACAGTATTAATAGTAGGTAGTACTGTATTAATAGTAAGTGCTGGACGGCCTTCTGCTTCTAACGACATTTTGTCGTAGTCGTCCCACTGATCACCTGAATAATAGGCATCACATTTTTTAGCCATATCGATGTAGTCAAGATGGCCGTTGTCTCGGGCTCGTTCATAACGGTCCCACTGCGCTCGTGCTATTTCTTGCTGTTTGGCAGAACTTAGCTTCTTCATATTTTATGCACTCATTGGTGATTTATCACGTTTTGTATTAAACATCGTTGGTAACTTATCTCTCCACGACGGTATATGCTGTACTGGCGCCTCATACGTGGCAAACTCGGTCATCATAAGGCCTAGCCAAGCTAAGGCATCCACCTGATCATCGTGTATCCCATTAGGGAAACGCAGTAACTCAGCCACTAATGGGCCAGTAAACTGCGAATCGCTAGGCATGAACACCATACCTTGTTGCATTCTACCTTGTATTGCACGGGCTCTAGCCTCTTTATCCCTACGACCCGTTTTTAGGTCCTTAAAATAGGCTTCGTGTAACCCTCGTTCGCGGACACGTTTCTCCAAGAATGGGCCTAATGCCATCTCAATATGACCTTTCTCAATGCCAATTATAGATGGCCGCCATTCTTCGTAAAGGTCAAGTATCCGTTCTACGATTTCAAATCCGTCAAACTTACCTCTGACAACATCAACAACGAACATATTATCTTCGGCATCTACTCCTATAACCATACCTACTGTATAGTCATTGCGATCACGTTTACCAATTGCCAAATCCCACGCGCAATAGTAACGCATCTCGTCTAGATCCGCCTCTTCATAGTTGAAGTATTGGATCATGTCCCTTGTAAAATAATCACCGTCATCAGCCACTGGGTTCTGCTGATATAGAGCTGACCAATCTCTGGGGCCAACTGCTTTCTCAATTCTAGACAAGGCTACTTCATCGTAGCGCTCTCTATGTAACGGCTCGCCTGCTTTACGGAACTCTTCATCAACTTCAGCTCTTGCTGGATAGTTGACAACTTCCCACTGTTCGCCGTTATTGTCAGCGGCCTTTAAGAGCCGCCCCGCCAGATCATCATCATGCCAACGAGTAAGGATAACAAGTACGCCACCTCCCGGAGCAAGTCGGGTATAAGCGGTAGATGTGTACCAATCCCAAGAGGAATCTCTAGCATTTTGTGACTCTGCCTCGTCTCTGTTCTTTACTGGATCATCAATGACCAGTACGTGTGCACCTTTACCTGTTATACCACCGCCGACACCAGCAGCAACAAAGCCACCGCCATCAGAAGTAAGCCAAGCTTCCGCTGATTGGCTGTCTGGGTCAAGTCTAGTTGTGAACGCAGTTTTGTAAGTTGGTTCACGCAAGAGTTGACGGACTTTACGACTGAATCCCATAGCGAGCGAACCAGAGTACGAACAGCTAATAAACTCGTGTTGAGGGTGGCGACCAAGATGCCAAGCTGGGAAAGCAACTGAAGCAAGCGTGCTTTTACCGTGTCTAGGCGGCATAAAGAGCATAAGTCTTGGAGACTTTTTCTCAGCGACATCTTTAGAGAATTTTTCAAGACGGTTACAAATGTCTTTATGGACCCAGCCTGCTTGGTAGTCTGGGTTGAATCGCTCAACGAAAGGGAGTAATCTTTTCCTTGTGAGGAACCTGAGCGCGAGTTCTGCTTTTGCTTTTTCTTCAACTGAAACCTCCTCTGCCGTAATGACAGGTTGTTCAACATCGCTTGGTGTCGGTAGTGCTTCTGCATAGTCTGCCTTACAATAAACGCAGACGTTGTCATCTCCCGAGTAAAGCGTAATCGGGTGCAACTTCTTACAACGGATGCACGTTTTCTTTTCTACCACTGTCACCCCTCGGGTTCTAAGTAAGTAGTGTTTTTACCTGCTATTTCTAGCAATTCTTCGTCGGAAAGCCGCTCTAGCTGCTTAGCTGTAGTGTTTAAATTAACATTAACCTGCACAGCGCTTTCTGGAGCGTTCAAACCATGTAATTTAACAAGAGAATCTACCGTGTTTTTCATTTCAGTAGCTGTAGCAGAAGCATTATAGGCTTCCATATACATAGAATGCGCGTTTGTGCGTTCGAATTTCACCTCTTCGCGCATCTGTTCTCTAAAATACTGTATAGCTGTTTGGACATCTGGCTTTTTTGAGGCTTCAAGCGCTGTACTGTAGCTTGCATACCCCGCACCACGTCCCGCTGCTGCTATAGTCATACCACTAGTAATCAACAACACTAGCTTTTCTTGCTGTACTGTCAACGCATTAAGCGAAAGTCCCATGTAAGGTACATGAGACTGGAATTCTGTTCTAGCTGATACTTCGCTAGTGGACGATTCGGAGACCGCCTCTTCGTTTGTCGCTGAGTTCACTGCCAAGTTCGTCATCCAAAAACACAAAAATGGGTGCGTCTTCGCCTAACTCATCGAATCCGCAGCTAACTAAGAAAGGATATAGCGCATCGTCGCCATATCCCGCGTCAAAAAGTATTTGTTCAGCTTTATTGGCGTCATATACTAATACTTCTTTGGACCCTACACATAAAGCAGTGCCAATTACAGCTTTATCGAGCCCTTCTATTGCAACCATAGATACTTCCATAGTGAATCTTATCCCAACTTATAATTAATCGCAAGAATGTTCGCTAATTGTCTTAATCCACCAATAAAACATGTCGATTTG